CCTATTCAAGAAAAGCAATCACCGCGCTTGATGAATGAATGACCTTGCTTAGTGTCGTGCGCACATCACGTTAGGACGCGATGGCTTACGTAAGGGGGTTACGCCTGTAGCGTAGTATAGTCATAGCTCTAAATCCGTCAAGAAAAGAAAGCTGTGAATAAGTGTGAACAATTATTGTTGGCAACAAATCCTAGTAAATCAGCATGTTCCACAGACATAGCGTGGAACACAAGTCGACGGCCATTGGCACAGCTACAAATGTTCCACGGGAATGTTCCACGGAGCAAGGCGAGGCACACTCTCCAGCCCAGCGCACGATTCAAGCCCACGATTCAAACGACCGTTTACATTGCCGGCGCTGATCACATGAACACTGTTCGCTTGAACATTAGGACAATACATTAGCACCACGCTAAGGTATGACGGGGGGAGGGGGTCGACCGGCGAAATATTTTTATTATTGCCATCCATTACCCCCCCCACAAAAATTGTTACAATTGGGCAGTTACCTACTATTGGAGATTGTTGGTGTGATTCGGCGTTAGTGGGTTAGTTCCCGTTCGGGGTTATTTGTGGATAGGTCTGGTGTATTGTGCTTAAATGTGCTAGATAGGTAACATTTGGTGGGATTATACATGGTTTTGGGTATAAGTGGGTATAATTGGGTATAGATGTTTATGGTTGACATTGTGTGTGGGATTGTGGTAATTGGTTGTGTGAGCGCGAGATGGACTTGTGCTTGACAACTTATTTATATTATGCCTAGAGGCGACTCATATCAATTACAAGGCCAAATGGGTGGCATCGTGCTTACTGGTGCTGACAGCGCGACTGGTCTATTCCGTTGGATTCAAGCAATTACCGATAGTGTAATTGAGTCTGGTGCTGGTGAGACTGCTGGTAACTTGGATGACATTTCCAACCTTGATGGCAAGACGCTTGCTGCTGGGGCTGGCATTGGTGGCATCTTTACCAAAGTTCAAATTAGCTCTGGTACAGTTATTGCGTATTACGCATAATGTCGCAGTTTCGATCCACTGGTGGGTTAGACGACTCGATTGCCGATGCTGGTGATCGTGGGTTCTATGGTGTAAACCGTAGGCTCCAGCTCAACCAGTTGCAGGAGGGTGAGGTTAGAGAGAGCCTTAACGGGCGGATGGAGGGCTTCTGGAAGCCTCGTAAGGCTGTCATTGCCCAGAAGACTAGTCTGACTACTGGTGGGTCTCCACTTAGGTTGCCTTTCTACACCATTGATGCCAGCAAGAGCATTTCGGCGGCATCGGTTACGGATGAGGTGTTAAGCCTTACAATTAACTCTCATGGCTTTGATGCTGACACTACTGGGTACGCCACTATCTCTGGGCTTGCTGGCAATGTAACGATTAATGGGGTGCGTGAGTTGACCTATGTCAATGCCGATACCATGAGTTGCGTTGTGGCTGGGTTAACGACTATCAGCGATCAGGCTGGTACGCTTAGTGCGACCTTAATCAATGACAATGTGGTTTCTGATGTTCGCGCGTCTTGCTTGTTCAGCAATCCCAATGAAACCAATAAGGAGTACATCCTTGTGGCTACAAATGCCGGGGTTAAGAAGATTGAGGTATCCAAGTTGGCGGACGCTGGTACTGCTGGGGTCACAGATTTGACCTTCCCTACTGGCATTACCTTGGATGCTGGGGTCGAGGTGTCAATGATACAGGTCTTCGATAAGGTAATCATCTTCCGTGGTGGGCAGTCTGCGCTGCAGTGGGATGGAGTTAGCACCCAGTTCTACAAGGTTCCGGGTGGCCCATACCAAGCAGGTAGGGATTACAATGGTAATAACAACATTACCATGAATAATGGGACAGCCACCATCACATTAGTTGCTGGTGACTACCAGTTGTCTAGCGGTATTGCTAAAGGCGTTGGGATTTCTTATGATATTTTAAGTGCTACTGCTGGTACAAACATCGTTACCATTGCAACATCAATAGCTCACGGGTTGACGACTGGAGGCTCCGTGTTAATTGACGGGATAACACAATCCGCTGGGCCAGACCCTAACGGAGTGCGTGTGGTCACGGTTACAAACACCACCACCTTTACAATTCCTCTGACTGGGGCTACTGGCACATACACTGTTACTGGAGCTACGGTTCGCAAGGCAAGCAACACCATAATGTTTCCTGCGTTTTTCGATGATGGTTTTATTCCATCGCCAGTTGATGATTTCTACAATAATGCAACGCTTTCGATTTCTGCAGCCACAAGAACAATTAACGACTATAATGGTTCTACCAAGGTTGCTACATTAGCGACTGGTTCATTTTTCCCTGATACCGAGTACGCATTCACGGCACTTCAAGATAACCCTTTCTCCATTGGACAATCATTAAGACTGGCTAAAACTAGTTCCGTGTTTGAGGTTCTAAATGTTGGTGACATCTTGAATGTTTCTGGGCTTCCAACATACAATAAGTGGACATTTTTTACTACTGAGCCTAATGGAACCCATACCATTCATTACTCCCAACAGGAGTCAATCGGTCTTGGCTTCTCTTATATGCCCGGCCCACCTTGGGCAACCTACTTCCAACGCCGCCTATGGATGCCATATCTGTACGAAAATGGTGGCACATTGACGGTTTCTGCCTACACTAGCCGTGGAATTGCTGACGAGATCATTGCTTCCGACATTTTAGACAGCAACACCTATGACCGGGTGCTAAATCAATTCCGCATTTCTGGAGGCACGGCTGACTATGTGGTGGCAATGCACGGGTTTTACGACGATGCGTTGGTTGTAATGAACCGCAATAGCATCCATGCGGTTGTTGGCACTCAAGGAAGCCTTGCAGACACCGTGGTCAAGGAACTAACCAATGAGGTTGGATGCTTGGCTCGCAAGTCCGTGGTGATGCAAGCCAACAACCTACTATTCCTGTCTGACAATGGTGTGTATGCCCTTACATTCCTCAACGATTATAACCTTCGTGGTACGGAGGAACCGCTTTCAAAGAACATCCAGCCATATATTGACCGCATCAACGCCAGACTAGCTGGAAATTCTACTGCGGTTTATTACGACAACAGGTATTACCTTGCGGTTCCGCTGGATTCTGTAGCGGGAGCTGATGATGCACAGGGAAACAACGCTATTTTGGTATTCAATTTCTTAAATAAAGGTTGGGAGTCGCTCGACACCTATGGTAACTCTGGGTTTTTGATTACGGACTTTGTAACTGCTGGGGCCGGCGTGCGAAATAACCTGTACGCTGTGTCATCTAGCGGTGGAATCCATAAAATGGAGGCAGTTGACTTTCCAGCAGATAGCATTTCAGCCGAGTTTGGTAGTTCTACTATTGATTCTGAGTTAATTAACTCATCATTAACAACCCGTGGATACGATCTCGGAACCCAAGAGCGCAAAAGATTTACTGACTTTCAGACCCAAATGCAATCTTTCCCTGCTGGATCACCATCTACCTTCAATGTGTCATTTTCAACGGAAGATCCAGATAATGCCTTCCTTATTGGTAGCACTGACGCTTTAATTGGCGATCTATCTAATAGCGATAATGAAGAAGAAACAGCTAATGTAAGAGGAAGGCTTGGTGGACTTCGCGGCTATACGGGAACTATGATCTTGACAAGGACTAGTGGCTCCCCCAAAGTGCATTCAGTTAAAATATCAGGAGCGGTTTCCAACCGCGCAATCATATCACAGAAATAAATTATGCCAGTCGTCAATACAACTAGGACATTTACTAACAACGAACAAATTACATCCACGAAGCTCAATGAGATCATGGATAATTCGTCCTTTGTCTCTGGTGCTGTAGTGCCAAGTAGAGGCCTAGAAGTTACCGCAGGTGGTCAACTTCAGGTATCTAATAGTGGGATTACTACTGCTTTGCTTGAAAACTCAAGCACCACAAGTAATGGTGTAACTGCCGCTAAAATTGCTAACGGAGCTGTAATTACTGAAAAGATTTCTAATTCGGCCGTTACCACAATTAAACTTGCAAACTCAACTAGCTCAACAACGGGTGTCACCACTGCTAAAATAGCGGATTCCAATGTGACAACTGCCAAACTAGCCAATGCTAGCGTAGTCGCTGAAAAGTTAAGTGGCGCACAAACTGGAAATGCTCCCGTTTATGGGATTCGAGCTTATGCAAAAGTCCAAGCAAATGGTACAATTGACATAAATAAAGGTTTCTCTTCAATTTCAAGAGGTGGTAATGGATTTTATGATTTAACACTATCAACCACCCCAACATCAGTTCCAGCTATTACAGCTACATGTCACACTCCGAGTGGAAACAGTTTTAATTATAGTGCGGCTGTTCAAATAAATTCGTCAAGTTCTTTTACTGTTAAAACTGGTTACGAAGATGTTGGACAATTAAATGACTCCGACTTCTCAATTATGGTTATTTATTGATGAACCAGCACCCAGCTAAAGCAATAGCAATTTATGAATAAAAATAAAATTTACAACATTAGCAAGGTTGTTTTCCTTGTGATTTTTGGTTTGTGTTTAAAGTCATTAAATAGTGACGCAGAATACAATTATTGCTGGGTTCCGCTTGCCTTGGCTGGGGCTGGAATTGCATCATCTTTGTTAGGGGGAAGAAAATCAAAAGCAAAAGCCCCACCTCCTCCAGTTGACATATTTGCAAGCGGTATCGCAAACAAGCAAGCCTCTGGGCTTTTGGATTACTATCGGACGAATGTTCCGGGTTTTATAGGTCTCCAAAATGAACTCGGGCCACAGCTAATGGCTCAATCCCTTGGGCAAGGGCAACAATACCTACAAGGTGTTAACGGTCAAATGGGACTATTCGGGTTAAGCCGAATGGCTGGTGAGGAAACGGGACAAACCCTTACCGACCTTCGTGCTGCTGAACTTGCACAGCAAACTGGTCAGACTGGGTTGACTCGCGGTCTTATGGCTGCGCTCTCGCCAGAACAGGCTGCAGTTGTACAAGCATCTGCCCAAGAGGCAGAAAGAGCTAGGGCATCAGCCCAAGGCGTGACCCCAGAGGAGCAGCGGATGTACCAGCAGACCGCTAGAGAAGCGGCGCAAGCGTCTGGTCGCCTTGGTGGCAATTCTGCCATTGCCGCAGAGATCATGGGTCGTGAGAATGTGATGGCAGCAAAACGCGCAGAAGCAGCACAGGCTGGACAGCGTGCATACAGTCAAGCTGGAGAATTCTACACCAACCCCGGACTACAAGCACTTAGAAGTGCGCCACAATCCTACACCGCTGGGATGGGAGCGTTGGGAATTGGACTCACTTCAGGCCCAGCATCATCCGGGCAGTTTGATTATAATATGCCACTTGGATTTGCACAGCAAATGGGTGGAGCGCAGAACCAATACAACCAAGCAGTCTACCAGACCAACCTCGCCAACCAACAAGCAAAAGCACAAATGTGGCAGGGTATTGGAAGCTCCTTAATGGGGGCTGGAATGAACATGGGTGGAGGCGGGTTTAACTTTGGAGGTGCTGGTGGTGGTGCTGGAATGCAAACCGCACAAAGCCCTTGGGGAAATGTAAGATATAGCTACACTTAAAATTATGGCACTATTCGCAGGACAAGTACAAACAGCACCATATCAATCGCCAGACTACGGGCCTTCCGTAGCAGCTGCTAGGGAACTAGCTATGACTGGAGCGCAGGGAATTGCTGGGATGGTTGGTCAAGTGGGAGACTACTTCAAGCAGCAGGGGGAGAAGAAGAAGCAAGTTAAAGCCGCATCAACTCAAATTGACGCTGCTCTTAAACTCATGCCAGAACTCGCCCCGATCCTTGGAGATGTTGGTAATAGACTCAAGGACGAGGATGTCTCGTTGACAGATAGATTCGCAGACGCATCAGTTGTTCCCGATCTTATCAAGAACAGCATGAGCGGACTAATGAGCCAGCAAATGATGAACCTTCGCCAGCAGAAGTTTGCCGCATCACAAGCCCAGGCATCTGGTGGTGGTGCTTCTGGTGGTGGTGGAGACTCTTCAAACATTAACCCATTTACTGGACAACCTTATTAAAATGGCTGAGCAAATTCAATCCCTGTCTAGTCTTCTTCCAGAATCCTCTCCATTTGGCAGGAAATTCATGGAGGCAGATGTTCTTATTTCTGATCTTGAAAACACTGGTTATAGTAAGCAAGCTCAAGATTACAGAAATAAAATTATTTCTCAAGTTGAACTTGGGAAAAGGGCAAAAAATGCGCAAGAGGTAAAGGCCATTGCCGGGAATATCGAAGGAATGCTTGGTGGACTTAAATCACTTTCTAAGACAACTCTTGAAAAAGCACCCAAAACAGAAGAACCATACACTTACATCACTCCAGAGCAAGAAATCCAACAATATGGTGGGCCTCTTGAAGGTACATATGTGAGAAAAGGTACTGGTGGTAAGCCAGAGCGAATAGAGCCAGGTCGAACTTACGCAAGTCCAGAGGAACAGCTTAGACTTGAGCAACTTAAGGCGGCAGATCAGACATTAGGAGATGTGAAAAAAGAAGCTGAATCATTTCTTAAAATAACACCAGAATTGAATCAACTTAATAATTTGCTAGATAGTGGCGTTCAAACAGGTAAATTTCAAAACGCAATTTTGCCACTAAAACAATTTGCTACTGACCTTGGTATTTCTGTTGGTGATGTTGCAAGCCAAGAACAATTTAGAGCCATTTCTGGGCAACTCGCTTTAACATTTGGTCAAAAATTAAAAGGCAGTATGTCAGATGGCGATAGGGCATTGCTTGTTGATAAAATATCTCCATCTGTTGGTTTGACTCCAGAGGGCAATAAAATGATCATTGAATTTTATAAAGCTGGAGCTGAAAAAAACAAAATGATTAGAGATACTGTACTTAGAGGCAGAAAGGAAGGGAAGAACCCATATGAGATTGAAGAAGATGTAAATAATATAATTGATAGTGATATTATTGTTGAAAAAGTTACAAAAAAATTCCCACAATTGATGGGGCAAGGCCAACAAGCCACCCAACCTCCAACAATTAACTATACACCAGATGCTCAAAGCGCTCTTGAAAGAGCTAAAGCATTACAGCAGAAAAAATAAATGGCAAACGGCAAATTAGATGAAGAATTTAAGCTGAAGTTTAATGAAATTAACTCAGCTATGGCTGCTCTTGGTGGTGCTTTGTCAACTGCCGAACAATCTGGGGATCAAGGTGCAGTATCTCAAATTACATCTGACATACTAGCTCTTGAAGGAGAAGCTGCTAGGTTGCAACAGCAACAAATTGAAATTCAATCTCAGCAAACACAGCCAGAAATTGATTCAAGGCAGGCTGCTAGAGAATCACTTGCTACTGGAGACTACAAAGTTTACGAAGACCAACCAAATGTAAGGGTCAGCTCACTTTATGGACCTGGCTTAATGGCTGCTGGTGCAATCCCAAAACAAAACAAAAAAGAAACTGAAAAAAATCTATCTACTCAAATTGCGCAAGCTCTTGGTGTATCTAATGAAGATGTAGACCTAAAAGAGGGCTTGCCAGTTTCTGACAGAATTACCTTGGACTGGTTTCAAAATCCAGAGCTAAAAGCAGAATACATAAAAAAGAACTACCCAGATAGTTCCGAAGCACTAGTTATTGACGGAGAGCCTGTTTTTGCGGTACGGACAAACGATGGTAAAGTTTCATTGTCTACAGGGTCTGGCGGTGCAATTGAAAATGCACTAGCGATTAGCGGAGGGCTAGCCTCCGAGGTTTTTCCTACGCTCGCGGCAATTGGCGGAGGGGTTGCAGCCACTCCAGCTGGAGGCGGTGCTGGTAGTTTTGTAACTGGCCCACTTGGAGCAATGGCTGGATATACCGTTGCTGGAACGGCTCAAGATGCCGTTGTTCAATGGATAACTGGAGTAGACCAGCCAGCAACAAGAACATTTACCGACAGAGGGAAACAGGCACTTATTGCGTTTCCTATTGATCTCGCAACGGCAGGAACAGGAAAGTTTCTAGCTAGGCGCATAGGAGCGGATGTAATGCAAGAAGCGGAAAACGCGACATTGCAGTCAATTGCCAGACTTGAGAAACAAGGTAAATTCTTTGATGTTCCTGCTGGCGTTCGGTTTGGACCCCAAGGGATGGAATCACAGAAAATTCTTGCATCGCAGAAAAACGGTAAATTGCGGAGAAGGCTTGAAAAAACACAAGAGCAACTACTCCAATATGATCGGGCGTTAAAAGAAGGTCTACCGAACGAGGCTGGAGCATATCAGCAAACAATCGAAAGACTTAAAAAAGAACATGATGAGTTGACCAATCAAATCGCTGGGGACGACGAGCAAATGCGTAAACTCATTCAAGGCAATTTCCAAAAACGAGTTGATGCTTTACAAGTTGAAAGGACTGATCGTGAACCCGTTGGCAATTTCTTTAAACAATATCTAGATACAGCTGAGAAACTAGCAAACGATGCTAAAAGCGAGGCTTTTGGGGAATTTTATTCAATTGCGAACAAGAACAAGCTGAAGGTAAATCCTGATGAAATGGCTGACATTCTTCTTTCCGTTAGAAAAGAAATGAAAGGCAAGAGGAATCCTGCTACTGATTCCATTGAGCAAGAACTTAGACAAAGAAAATTCAAGCAAAAGGAGTACAACCAGTTCCTCAAAGCCGTTCGAAATGGCGAAGTAAAAGGAGACCCTGCGGTTATTCGTCGGCAACTTGACGACCTCAAAATGCAAGGCGGCCCATTGGATTATGCAACAATGAACGCCTATATTGAACGAATTGCAAAAGAGGTTCCAGAAGGCGGGGCTACAGGACAAGCTATTCCTAAACAGGTGGCAGATGTAGCATCTGCAAGACTCCAAGCGTTTAGAGATAAGATTTACGCTAGGGACGGAATGACTTCAGCTTGGGGGAAAGCTAGAATAAAAATGCAAGAAAGAATGGCATTTGAAGGACAGACCCCCGCTAAAATGATGAAAACAATGTTTGGCGATGATGTAACTACACCATCACAAGTTGTTAACACATTGATTTCAGATCCAACTAAAACAAGGCAAATATTCTCACTTCTTCATAATACGCCAGACCCAGCAATTGCTAGTCAACTTCCAGCTTTAAGGAAACAAGTCCAAGATATATACCTTGATTCAGTTGGACTTGGGCGAGTGCCTGGAGCCGACACTAAATTTGTTGATTTCAACCCAGAGGTTGTGAAGGTGCTTTGGGGTGTTGACCGAAAGGGAAACATAAACGAATTGGTAGGCCAACGGATGGTTCAAAAACTCAACTATCTAAACAAATCGTTTGCTGATGCTAAAGTGCCAATCAAGGACATTACGCCAGATGACATTGGTGCTTATTTCCAGTCTCTTGATGAAAACTCGTCAAACAGTTTAGCTAAGGCGATGGTGTCTAAGGCTAAAGCTCAAGATGATCTTGATAAATTTACAAACAATAAAGTTGTTGAGCTTGCGTTAAAAGGCAAGTGGGAGTTCCTTGATGGAGACTCCCTCCCAAAAGCATTGATTTCTAATACAACCTCATATCGTGAAGTTGGCAGGGTTTTGTCCAAAATGCCAGACGAAGAGAAAGCTGTTTTAAGGAACGACTTTATGAGAGAGCTGTTGAATAATTATCCAGGAGGGGTTCCAATGAGACGCGCTCCATACGCAACGTTCTGGGATGCAAAAAGGTTTTTGAAAGATGTTGATATTCCCAAAGGGAAATCAGATCTAATAAAGAAAATGGAAACAATTCTTGGTCCAGAAAAAACTCAAGAATTTATAGATATTTCAAGAGTGATGGACGCTACTACTGTATCTGGCGCGCCACCAAAAGATCAGATTAGGGCTACACTTGGACTTGGTGGAGCTTCGTTCTACCTTGCTGAAGGACTTGGGTCTTACGCTAGAAATGCTTTTTACTCTGCGATGCTTGGGTCAAAAGCAGCTGATAGGTCAGGGCTTCTTAAGTTCATCGCTCGTGATGCAGGCCCACAAAAAACAGAGGAAGCGTTTAGAAAGGCGATTAAATATACAATTGGGACTAGAGCGGGTGTTCAAGCACTTATGGAGCAGTCGCGGAATGACCCTAGAGTTGCCGCCGAACTTCAGAAATTTGGGGCAACACTAAAGAAAAGCGAACTTGAGGCAATTGAAACAATAGATAAACAATAAAATGCCTAAAGATCCAAGCAAAAGTAAAAAGCAAGTCCGCTACCTGCTCAGCAAGGTTTCTCCGCTTTCCTCGACGCAACAGGATAAGCTCAAAAAAGAGTTGCACTCTGGGGCCGTTAAGGTTAAAAACGGCAAGAAGACCAAATGAGCGACGAAGACCTATCAGCGATTGATAGTAAAGAGGCGATGAAAGAGTTCTTCCTTGAAGTCAAGGAAAGGGCTAAGCAATTCCCTCGGAACACTATCGAGAACTACAACCCGAATGTGGCGGCACAGATCCTCTGGATGCTGGCGCAGGGTGGGCGTATCAATGCTATTGCCAAGAAGTGCAAGGTGACGCATGAGACTGTCCGTGCGCTGGAATGGCGGCATAACGACACGCTGGAGTCAAAGCGTAAGGAGTTCTCTAAACGCTACGCCATTGCGGCGGCTGAGTACACAGACCTGCTGTTCGAGAAAGCCGAACAACTGAGCCGTGACCCAGATCAGCTCAAGGCAATCTCTCCAGACAGATTAGCGTTGACTATTGGCATTATGACCGATAAGGCTGGACAGCTCTCTGGCATGGCGAGTACCATTGTCGAGCATCGCAAGGGGCCGTCTATTGACGATGCGGCCAAGATGATTGCGGAAGCTAAGTCTAGGATTGCCAATAAAGTCAAAACGCAAGCAGTTGAAGCCGAAATCGTAGAATGATACCAGAACCAGAATCAAGATACGCAGATTACGCTAAGGATGGTGGTAATCTAGTTCGCCACTACATGGTCGAGCATGACGGCGTTCAGCACAAGTGCCATACCAGCGTTTACGCTTCGTATCTAGCCGAGAAGTTCAACGCTAAGATTTGGAATGTGGTGCTGGAGAAGTTCGTTAAGCCCTTCATTGGCGTGTGCAAACATTGTAAGAAGCGTCGAGAGCTTCACTTTGTTGACGGGAATAGAGGATCGTTCCCAGCCGAAGAGGATGCGTTTTGTTGCGAGGAGTGTGATAGTGTGTATCACATCAAAGACATCCTAATGGAGACTGGTGCGTATAAAACGAACTAATGCAGTGGCGCAAACATCCAATCCTTCAGCCTCCCAGTGATGACGAGGTAGCCTTGATGGAGCCAGATGACCTCATTGAGCTTCATCGAATCTACCATGAGGCCATCGAGAACGCTGAAAAAGACCCATTCCGCTACGGGTTCAGGCTTCCGCATTGGGAAAAAGCTGAAGAGCAATTGTCGCAAGTCTCTGAGGTTCTGGCACTCGGGGGAAATCG